CCCAAAGGAGAGCGCCTCTTGAGTGCCTTGGGAAAAGGCTGGCGTCAGACTGGCGCGGTGGCGATGTCGCTCATTTTCGGCAGCGTCGCCTCTTTCGACCTCGTTGACCGAATATCGACAATGTGTAGAAAGGTTAACCAATTACGTCCGCGCCCCGAACGAGCCTAGCACACGGACTAACCCCCTAAACGGGGGGGCGATTCTGTGCTGATAAAGAACAGATCACCGAACTGAGACAACCAAGAGGTAGCCACGATGGCCCGACCATCAGCAGCAAACGCATAGGCCAGCGCGACAAGCTCGGCCAGCGAGCTACCCTTGAACACAGCCCGCACCGCTTCCGGGATGGAATGCGAGCTAGCGGAAAACCGGTTTGCCCAGGCGTCCCCCTCTTCAAACGCCTTGACCATGTACTTAGACAGATACGAGGCTAACTTTGCCGGTGAGCGCGTGCTATTGCGCTTGCGCATAGCCTGATTGATCGTGCCTTCAGCCTCACCGGCAACACTGCGCCAAATGGCTCGCACCACGTTATAGCTTTTCACCTTGACCGCAGAGCCCCAGGGCAGGGCCACAGGCAGACGGTGGATAGCCATGTGCACGTGCCATGCACCGCGCTCTTGTTGTTCAAAAGCAGCAACGTAACCGAAGCCTGGAATCACGCGCCGAATGCGCCTAACGAACTCCTTTAGGTGCCGCTTGCACAGATCAAGGTCGGTCTGATTTGCCCGGTAGGTGAGCGTCAGCAGAGCATCACAGCCCATGGACTTGACGATGCGACGAACACGGGTCTTTGCCCGGCGTGCAGAGCGTCGCGCATTAGCCTCGGCCCGTTCTTCAGCGTACTTTTCCCGGGTCTCCAAGTACTGCTGATAAGCAAAGGGGGTCATTGTCCCCTTGTGCTCCCACCCGATCGCTTGACGGACGATCGCCTCCCGGTGACCGTTACCAAGCTCATGGACAGTAAGGATGAACTCGCCCTCGATAGGCTTGCCCTCGAACATATCAGGCCCAATAATCCGTTCCATGCGGTGACCTCAGCCAGTTTATTTGTTCATACAGACCGCATCACGGCCCGGGCTAGCGTCAACTAGTGCCGGGCCAACTCATTTGCGCTAGGAAGATGCGAGAAGCTCCAGCGCAAGGGCCAGAACAGGCCCAGGGACGATTAATTCCGCATCGGCAGGGGGTAGGCCGCCCCCAGACGGAAAAACTTGCCTAAGGCGCACCGACGCGACCTCATCCACGGCAAGGTCCAACGACCAAACCGAGCCATCAGGCGCGAACCACTCATCAGGGAACAGGCCATCAGGCATTGCCAAGACCCCCTGATGTTCTTAAGTGTCCTAGGGATAAATTTAGCGCGCCCTCGGCGCGCCGGCCTTCGGCTGCGCCCGTAGGCTTCGGCGCGACGGGTGCGCGTGCCGGGCATGCCAAGGAGTCTTGATGGCGCGCAGGGGCCAACTGGGCGACGCCATCAGCGGCATACGCGAAAACGTCAGAGCGACTGCCCACGGTGAATAGTTCCAGCTGCTGTGCAGCTGTACTGGGGCGAGCCCCAGCCCCCCCACGCATGCGCATGCGCTGTGCCATCAGCCGCGCCCCTGAGACGAACGAACGCGCCCCGAAGGGGGGCCGTCCTGTACGGCATCGCCGTCGGGCCGGCTAGGCGCACTCAGCCGCCGAGTGCCATCAAAGCCCCATACACGAGGCGACTGCTGTTCCGAGACCTGCTTTGGCTCAGCGACGGCAGCAGCCACCGGAACAGCACGGGCCGCAGGCTGATCCCAAGCCACGAAGAAGCCGCCCTCGGCAATCTGCTTACACAGCTCAGGCCCTGTGTCCAACTTGGTCCCCTGCTGGGTGTAGCAAAGACACCGCTCCGCCTTGGGCATGTAAACGCAGGCTGCAGGGTAGGGGGCTTGCGTCGGCTTCGTCACCTCGTCATAGGCCGGCGCAGTGTGAGGGAGACCCTGAACCCGCGGCGTGAACGACTCGGCATATTGCAACGGCGTCAGCGACTGCTGGCCCTGCCCAGACGCGCCGGCCTGATGCGTCGATTGCGCCTTCTGTTCCTCGGCAGTCTGCCCATTGACGCGAGCAGCAGCATTCTCAGGCTTGAGCCGGTAATAGGCGAAGGCAGCCAAGCCGAGGAACAAAAGCGGAATACAGAGCATGACCCACACGCGCAGCGGAATTCGACGCTGGACCGTATGCACCTCGGCAGAGGTGTAAAGGTTGAAAACGTCTTTGGGATAGCGCCACTCATGCCTGATCGCATCGCCCCGATTCGTGGCGACGTTTTCACGCGCGCCGTTCGGGAATTCGTAGATGGTCGCGAGGTGCGTGCCGAACTTGCGCACCACATGGAAATGCCGATCCACAAGCCGACGCACGAAGCTATCGAGCAGCATCGGATTCTGGGTGATCACCACGATATCGAGGCCGAGGTGCCGGTGCGTGGCGAGCTTCTGGACCCAGCCCGGCGTTTGACCGCGCCCGGTGACCGGAAAGGCAAATTGCGCCTCATCGACGACCAGCAGCGAGTTAGCCGGCAACTGTTCCCAATTTTCGACCTTCCAGACTTGCCAACCTGGAATATTCAGACCTTTGATGTCGTTATGGAAGACAGCGCGACCGTTCTTAACGGCTTCGTCCTTGAACTTGGCCAGGGTGTAGAGGGTCTTGCCGTGGCCCGGCAGGCCGGTAACGAGGGTGATAGGCATTACTTCATCACCATTTTCTTGATGCTGCCGTTTTGCAGGCCGTTCATCGCCAGCCGGGCCGTTAGAGCCGAGGTGAGGATGCTGATGCAAGTCCCGATCTTCAGGGCAGAGGCTGCGGCAACCGTCTGCGCGCCGGAGGCACTGATGCGCGCCAGCACCGCATCGCGAGCAAACATCACCGAGGCATCGACACCGCTATAGACCGCATAGCCGATGCCGAGCGACAGGAGCACCCGACCGACCAGCGAGCCCGCCGCGTCAATCAGCGCGCCAATGAGAGCGCCTAGGAAAATCTGCATCGTCTACCTCACGTTCCGAACATGATGAAAGCCGCAGCCAGGAGGCACGCAGCCACCGCCAGCTGGCCGGCAAGCTGGAGCGAGCCACACGCCCGCGACCACGGAATAACGACCGTCACCGAGCCAACCGTTATGACGTCATCCACCGGGCAACCACCGCCGAGCCGGTCGGTCTGGTCGATCACCGAGCCGAAATTCATCGGGGTGGTTTCGGCAGCATTGCCCGGGTGGCCCTGGGGCTGAGCCTGACCGTTCATCGCGGTTATGCCCCGGTTTTTCATGGCGGTGTCGACATCGGCCCATTCGCAGTTGCGCTTGTGGACCTCTTGAGCCAGGGCGCATTGCACCGCGTCACCATCGCATGTGAAGCCACCGCCGCAGCTGCCGCCCCAGCCGCTGTTCTTGCAGATCGCGAGCGTCGGGTTGTCCTTGCAGAACGACTCTTGCGGCTTCGTCTCGGTCTTGCTTCCGATCACTTGGCCCGCGCCGTTCTTGTACTCGGTGGTGATGGTGCAAGTCAGGCCGTTGCATTCCTGACGGGTGCTGGTATCCCGCACGCCGGACGCAGGGTCGCCAGGGTTCGGCAATGGGTCGCCGGGCTGGACACCTGAGGCGCTGGTGCTGGGACCATCAACCGAGGTCCCCTTGCAGGCCTGACAGGTCGCCACACCGTTGATGGTGCCGGGGCACATATTCGCGCCGCATGGAGTAGGTGCAGGGGGGAACGACTTCTCGCCGGTATCGACACCGGCCGCAGACTGATCGCCACCGCAAAAGCTACCCGTGGACTTGAACGGCCACACCGCCCATATCTGGCCATCAGCGCCGGCTTTGTACGCGCCGGGTTTGTAGGAGCAGCCTTGGGTACAAATTTCCACGGCCACGTTAGGCACTTTGAGGTCCGGCGTGACGATGGGCGAGTAACCACCAGACGGCGGACAAGCAAAGGCCTCGCACGACTTCTGGTCGCTTGAGGGCTTGGCATTCATCGCACAAATGCACTGGTTTTTGGCCGGGTCAAACGCGCTAGGCCCCATGCATGACAGCGTCTCGCTCGACACCACATCGACATGCCCGCTTTGAAGGCCAATGTCGTTGGGCACCGGGCCAGCTGGTGAGCCATCGGTGCAACCTGAATAGACGATGTTCAGGGTGTAGTCGATACCCCAATTCGTACCCGAGGTCTGATTGATCGCCCTAACGCTGTACGTGTACGTGGCGTCACGAGTGCAATTCTTGTAGACCTGAGTGACCTTACCCATCAGGCCCGCGCAGGTAGAGCCGAGCACAGCGACGCTAGATGCCTGGATGTTCTGCCCGGCACACACACCAGAATAGGCCGTCTGGGTTTGGCGGCCCACGCTACCAAATGCACTAGCGTTTTCGCATGCGAAAGACGCCACCAGGGCCAGAGCGAAAACGATTAGTCGCGCAAGAGTATCCATAGACCCCCCAGCAGCGCGAGAACAACGTAGAACCCCATCACAGCCTCCCGGCGTAGTACTCGTTGCGCTCTTCCCAAGACATGCCTTCCGTCGCCAAGGAGTCCTCTTCAGCTTGGCTGGCGTCGTACACGTGCATCGGCATGGTGTCGGCGAACTCAGCCGCAGCCGGCGCGGCAGACGAGCGCGAATACTCGGAGGGGTCGATATAGCTGGGCAGACCACCGAACCCGAGCGCGTCACGCAGCCAGCGATAGCTGCGCAACATCACATCAAGGACAAACACCGCCGCACCCACAGAGCCAACACCTATCAGCGCGCCCACCAACGGGCTTGTATCCAAGACCATATATCCCCCCTTTGCAATGAGCCGACACGACGCATTGAAAAAGGCCCCGAAGGGCCGCCCCGAAGGGCAGAAGCGCCTAACGCTCAGAGGGCGCGGCGAATCCACTTGTACAGCTTGATGCCGACAGCGATGGCGAACACCGCAGCGCCGACGGCAGCAATGTCAGTACCGGCATTGGTGATCGCAGTCACGTCCACAGCCGCGTTGGCAGCACCAGCAGCGACCAGGACACCAGCGGCAACCAGGCCGCGTTGAACTTGCTTCGTCATGAGAAAGACTCCAAACGCCGAGAGATTGAAGACCCGAGCCTTATCGGCGTCAGACCGGATCAGAGGAAAGAGAAACAACCGAGCTGACCCAGCGCCAGCACCAGAACAGGAGCACCGCACCAGCAGCAGCAGCCGCCACCAGGGCGCCATCAGCAGGCCCGAAATCGGGCATGGGCAGGTGCCAGTCTTCGACCGTGCAGGCCTGAAAGTCGCGATGCCACTGGCCAGCAACAAGCTTCGATGTGCCACCGGACAACAGGTAACCCGACGCACGCAAATTGCCGTTACCGAGCGCTGGATAGCTGAACGTGGGCACATAGACCGCTTCCACGCCACCATCAACAATCAAGGCAGGCAACTCGCTGTAGTAGCGAGCCTCAACACCCGCACTTGTCAAGTTATCCAGGCACTGCCCGTTCGAGAGATAGCCGGTAGTCACGCGTCAGCCTCCCCGGTGGAAGACAGAACCCGGCGCACAGCACGGAACGCGTAGGCCGACAGCCACACGCCAGCCACCGCAAGAGCCACTGCGGACCCATCGACCACCGACATTTCGAAGATGGAATTCGGGTAGGCCAGCGGGTCGCAAGAGCGCAAAACAATCGGCACCGAGAAGCTAGGGGTAGGGACGCCGGCACAGGTGCCGAAACAGCTGCTGACGACCGACCCCGAGCTAGTGCCGACAGACGACACCGAATACACCAGCATGTAACTCGTCGTGTGGTTGAAGCGCGGGAAATTGAGGCTTGCCCATAGCTCATTGGCCACGGACTGATCAGCCAAGCACTTGCCAGCGACGAGGTAGCCGGGCATCAGCTCACCACCTGAGAGGCCCGCTCACGCGAAAGGCGAGCGTTGCCGAGCATCAAGAAGCCCTTGGTCAAGGCTTGCACGAGATCGGCGGCCTGATCGGCGCGCTGCTGGGGCGACATCGACTCAAGCATCCACTCGAGACGCACGTTCCCAGCAGCGTCCACATAGGCAGCAACAGCGCCCAGGGGGCGCTCACCAGCCTTGGGGAGCAGGCCGATCACTTGGCGGCCTTCGGAGGCAGCGGGGTCAGACCGACCAACACAGAGCCGATGCGACGGGTCTGGCGATCAGCGCGCATGGCGAACGCGCCGGTATAGGTGCCGGGCTGGACTTTGCCGCGCAACTCGTTGGGAATGGTCAGCACGCCGACCTGACCAATGCCGCCTTCCTGATCAAACAAGATGCACTCGCAGTCTTGAATGTCGTAATCGCGACCGGTTTTCTTGGACGTGCCCTTCAGGGGCTCATTCAGCTTGAGAACTTGGATGATCGATGTATGTTGCATACTTGATACCTCAGCTTGGGTAATTACGGAAACTTCCGTAATAGTGACCATACCGCAAAGGAAGTAGCAATGTCAAACATTGGCGAACTACTCGACGCTGCCAAAGAGAAGACCGGCAGCGACTACAAGACCGCAAAGCTTCTGGGCATCACGCCGCAGAAGGTCTGCGACTGGCGCAGCGACCGACCGAAAGGCCGCGCACAGCCCGAAGACCACGCACTTGTGGCCGAACTGGCAGGCCTAGACCCCGAGGACGCACTAGTGCGCGCGATCATTGAGAAACACGCTGACACG